GTTCTGACGATGGTAGATTCATAGGAACTAATGTTCTTAACGAAGCATTCCTTGAGAGATTCCCTATCACTTTTGAGCAAGAGTATCCATCTGCATCTATTGAGAATAAGATTCTATCAAATCAAGGATGTGATAAAGAGTTCGCAGAGAACCTAGTCAAGTGGGCAAGTATCATCCGTAAGACATTCTTTGATGGTGGTGTTGATGAAGTGATTACAACACGTAGACTTGTTCACATTGTTCAAGCATTCAACATCTTCAACAACAGATTGACTGCTATCACTCATTGTGTTAACCGTTTCGATGATGACACTAAGCAATCATTCCTTGATCTTTATACTAAAGTTGACGCAGGGGAAGAAACAGAGTATAATGAAGGGGAATAATAACCCTTCATTATGAGGAAATACAATGAGGATGGATATCTAAAAGAGATTTCCGAATACATTGCTAATACATACCGAGGTCATTATTCTGTAGGAAACGTACAGACTCTTGACCTCATTGACTCTGTTGGTGATGCTGAAGCATTCTGTAGAAGTAATGTTCTAAAGTATGCATCACGTTATGATAGGAAAGGGACAGCAAGAAAGGACATTCTAAAGATTGTTCACTATGGTCTACTCCTCCTACACTTCAACGACAAACGCGAAAAAGCAAATCAAACTAATGCAGGAACTCCTTCTGCCTTTACTGTAGATTACGACAAATGATTATGATTACCAAACCCACTATTGAAATTCTAAAGAACTTTTGTTCTATCAACAAGTCTCTTGTTATTAAACCTGGCAATAGGTTAAGTACATTAAGTATCAATAAAAATATTCTTGCCTATGCTGATGTTGAGGAACAGTTTGATTCACAGATGTCTATCTATGATCTCTCAACATTTTTAGGTGGGTTATCTTTATTTGAGAAACCATCTATTGATACATCAAAAGAGAATTATGTAACTGTTAGTGATGCTGCAGGACGTTCTAAAACTAGATTCTTCTATGCCGATCCTGATATTATTACACAACCTCCAGAGAAGGAAATTACTCTTCCTAGTCAGGATGTTAGTTTCCATCTTGATGCTAATGTTCTTCAGCAACTTCAACGTGCTGCTTCAGTATATCAACTACCAGACTTATGTCTTTATGGTGACAGTGAAGTAATGAACTTGACTGTATGTGATAAGAAGAATGATACATCAAACAGTTATTCAGTTGAAGTAGGATCTACAGATGCTGAGTTCTGCTATTGTTTCAGAGTTGAAAATTTAAAACTATTACCTGGTGCATATGATGTGTCAATAAGTAAAACTAACGTTGCACTCTTCCAAGGTAATGGGATAAAATATTTTATAGCACTAGAACCAAACACATGAACATCTTTGTGACTGATCCTGACCCTGTTAAATCAGCACAAGTCTTACCAGACAAACACATAGTAAAGATGCCATTAGAAACATGTCAAATGCTTTCTATTGTTGCATCAGAGAAATGGGGTCATGGATTTGGTGTTCTACCTAAAGTAGATGGAGCACCATACAAAACAGATAAGGGTGCATTTCGTAATCACCCTTGTACTATCTGGGCACAGAATAACTTTCGTTGGTTGATAGAACATGGTCTTGCATTGTGTGCAGAATATACACACAGATATAACAAGACACATAGTTGTCAATACACCATAGAGTGTGCGGATATTATTTTTCCAGATTGTCCACCACCAACATCATTCGTATTCGCAGGTCCTGATCAATTCAAGTATGATACTAGCATTGACATCTTTACTGCATACAAAAGATATGTTGCATTTAAACCTTGGGTCTCCACTAATTACTTACGTGACCCATCTCGCAAACCAGAGTGGGTATGAGAGTAGATAGACACTGGGATCCAGTAGACAATCTGGAACAAGAACTTCTAACAGAACTTGAAGGTATCACCAAACAACTTGGTGGTAACATGACTAAATTGACTAAAGTTGATTCTACTGGTAGAATGAGCACTGTCATTCAAATTGAATATAACATTACTACATCATGAATGATTTTTTATGGGTGGAGAAATACAGACCAAAAAAGATTGAGCACTGTATTCTTCCATCAAATGTGAAAGAGACTTTTACTAGTTTCGTAAAGCAAGGAGAGATACCAAATCTCTTGTTGTCAGGAACAGCAGGAGTCGGTAAAACAACTATTGCAAAAGCATTATGCAATGAATTAGGAGCAGACTTCTATGTTATTAATGGGTCTGATGAGGGTAGATTCTTGGACACTGTACGCAATCAGGCAAAGACCTTTGCTGCTACTGTTTCTCTTACATCTGAATCTCGTCATAAAATTCTCATTATTGATGAAGCGGACAATACGACACCCGACGTACAATTACTCTTACGTGCCTCAATCGAGGAGTTCCAGAAAAACTGTCGGTTCATATTCACATGTAATTTTAAGAATAAAATAATTGAACCTCTACACTCTAGAACAACTGTTATTGATTTTAATGTTCGTGGAAAAACAAAACAAGAACTCGCTAGTAAATTCTTTGAACGGTGTCGTGGGATTCTTGTTGCAGAAGATATACAATACACTGATTCTGTGGTCGCTCAAGTCGTCCAGAAATACTTCCCAGACTTTAGAAGAACACTCAACGAATTACAGAGATACGCATCTACAGGAAAGATAGATACTGGTATCTTAGCAACCCTTGGTGATGCTAAGATAGATCCACTTGTAGCATCATTAAAGAACAAGAAATTCAATGATGTTAAAAAGTGGGTTCAACAAAATATAGACAACGATCCCATATCTATCATGCGTAAACTGTATGATAGTTTACCTACAACAGTAGATAGTCCTAGTGTTGCTGCAGCAGTTTTAATAATTGCTGAGTATCAATACAAGGCAGCATTTGTTGTAGACCAAGAGATAAACTTATTAGCTTGTCTTACCCAAATTATGTTGGAGTGTAACTTTAAATGACTAACAAATTTATGAGAAAACGTGAGAAGATCAGAGCACAAATGAAGTCCAGATTCTATTACTTGTTCTGGGGTGCTATGGCAGGTGCTGTTGTAGGTGGACAAATTTATGTTGGTACATCTTATCGTGCAATGGCAAGATCAATGAACAGATGGTTTGAAGAAACTATTGATATCATTCAACCAGTGCCTATTCCAAGAGGTCGTTACTTACCTATAATTCCACCTCCTATGGATTGGCATTCTGAGGACATGGTAATCAAATGAAAAAGATAGGGATATTTCCAACAAATATCTTTGAGTTTCAATTACATGATCTCCAACTTCGGGATGATGTCTATAGTTATATTGACACTCTTAAGATGAGTCGGTTTAACTTTCCACATAGAGTCATGAGTTCTCATGGTGATCTTCATAAACACGAAGAACTTAAACCATTGTATGATTGGTTTCATCAGTGTTTAGAAGAGGCAAGAGTAGCAGAAGGATTACAATGTGAAAGTTTAAAGATATCATTGTCATGGGCAAACTGGGCACCTAAACAATCTGGTGCAGGTCACCCAATGCATAGACATAACTATGCGTACTACTCTGCTGTATATTATCTTACAGAAGGATCACCTACAGTCTTTTTAGATCCTGTAGATATTAGAGGGTTAGATACTCTTGAAATATTACAGGGAGATAGAGAGAGTGTTCCTAATGAAAAAGAAATAGTTGCAGAACCTGGTAAACTAATTCTATTTCCTGGTTGGTTAAGACATTGTTCAGCACCACATCATCAGGACTTTAATAGATTTACTATATCATTCAACAGTCTTCCTGATGGTGCCATTAACGGTGGTCCTGGTGGAGTTCCAGTTGCAACCTTGAAAGTATTATGATGAAAACCCCATTGCGTTATCCTGGTGGCAAGTCTCGTGCCACAAAAAAGATAGCACAATTTCTTCCAGATCTTACAAAGTATAAATCATATCATGAACCATTCTTAGGAGGTGGGTCTGTTGCATTATACATTGCTCAAACTTATCCTCACCTAGACATCTGGGTGAATGATCTATATACACCATTAATAGAATTTTGGCAAACCCTAGCATCCAAAGGAGATGAACTCTACGATGAACTTATTCAACTTAAGCACAAACATAGTAACCCTGAGACAGCTAGAAAACTTTTTATCGAAGCTAAAGAGTATCTCGATAGAGAAACCTCAACCACATTTGATCGCTCCGTTAGTTTTTATATTGTTAATAAGTGTAGCTTTAGTGGTCTCACAGAATCGTCCTCCTTCTCCCCTCAAGCCTCCGACAACAACTTCACAGTTAGAGGCATTGAAAAGTTAAAATATTATAGGAGTATCATTGAAACTTGGAAAATCACCAACACGACGTACGAGGAACTATACACTGATAGTGTGGGCACTTTTACTTACCTTGACCCACCTTATGAAATCAGATCTTCATTGTACGGAAAGCGAGGTAGGATGCACAAAGGATTCGATCACGATAAATTCTATGAAAACTGTGATCACTCCTGTGGACACATGATGGTATCATATAATAGTTCTCAGTTAATTAAAGATAGATTTGTAGACTGGGATGCACAAGAGTACGATCACACCTACACTATGAGATCAGTAGGTGACTACATGAAAGATCAACAAGACAGAAAAGAATTACTTTTATTAAATTATGGCATACGATGATCGTTATCCTCTAAAGGATTATTTGAATAGTATTAATTACACTAAGGATTACCTCATGGAAGAGGATCCAGACTGGGAAAAGAATTACCCAACTTATGTTATTAATAAGTGTATGTCACATCATATGGATACTATTGTCTTTGCTAATGAAATGAATAGATATCCTAATTTAGATAAACGTTTGCAATATGATTTTTATATACATACTGTTAGACCCAAAAGAAGATTTTCTCCTTGGGCAAAGAAACAGCAAGTGAAAGATCTTGACCTTGTGAAAAAATACTATGGTTATAGTAGTGAAAAAGCAAATCAAGCCTTACGGATCTTAACTCCTGACCAACTTAACTACATTAGACAAAAACTGAGCAAGGGAGGCAAGAAATGAATGATGTGGATTGGACTAAAGATGATATGGTTGAAGTCACTCTTAAAGAACCAGATGACTTCTTAAAAATAAGAGAGACTCTTACTCGTATAGGTGTAGCATCTAGAAAAGAAAGAAAGTTATACCAGTCATGTCATATTCTTCATAAGAAAGGACAGTATTACATAGTACATTTCAAAGAGTTATTTGCATTAGACGGTAAGAAAGCAAATCTTTCAGAGAATGATCTACAACGCAGGAATAGAATTATTAAACTACTGTCTGATTGGGGACTAGTAGAGATTGTTAAGGTATCAGATGTGGTAGATGTAGCACCACTAAGTCAGATAAAGGTAATAGCATACAGGGAAAAGGGAGAGTGGATCCTTGAGTCCAAGTATAACATCGGTAAAAAGAGACAAGTATCAGAATGATATATAGAGTAGGTAAACTCTAAATCATGACAGAAGCAGTTAAAAAAGAAGACCCTAAGAAGAAAGGTATCCTAGGTAAGCTTAAAGAAGCAGCAGACGATAAAGAAGAGCAACTCGCTATTCTTTCTACATTTGTAAGATTGGCAGTGCTTGTGTGGTCCGCAGGGATCTTGACATTAGCATATGTTAAATTGCCTACTGCATTTAAAATACCAGAACAAAAACTGGATCCAACTTTCATAGCTTCGGTCTTTACTGGTACGCTAGCTACTTTTGGCGTACAAGCGGCTGGTAAGAAAAAGAATGGTGAGAATGGTGGAGGAGCAAACATATCTAAAAAAGATATGGAGTTCCTTATTGCTAAAGCATCAGAGACTGCACCTGCTCAAACTATAAGAATTGAGTCAGCACCTGTCAAAATCGTCCCTGATAAATAAGATCATGCAAAAAATTATTAATGTACTTGCTATTGCGTCTACTGTTGTATCTGCTACCGTTGTTGGTGGTGGTATATACGTATACCTCAATAGGGCATCCATCATTGATGGAGTTAAATCTAAAGTTATGGAATCAGTTATGCCATCTGTACCA